TTTGATGCCTGGTGAAGGCATAAAAGTTAATACAGGTATTTATTGCCAACTGGGAACCGCAGGAACAAACCAAAACGGTGTTACGGTGTTCTATGGCTGATAAAAGCTTCAACTTGGTGGGACGCAAGCTTATGATTGCGATCCCCTGCTATGACGGCAAGGTCAATATCAAGACCTGTTTTGCCATAGCTCAACTTGTCCCCAAGTTGGACAAGATGGGTGTCCAGATTCATCTGGTACACCTGTCTGGATGTTCAATTATCACAAAGGCCCGGAACAAGCTGGTTTCCAACTTCATGGAGTCAGATTGCACAGACATGCTGTTTGTGGATGCCGATGTGGTCATTAATGTCGAGGCGGTGACCCGTCTGTTGGCCCTGTCCACAGACCGGGATATTGTGGCTGGCACATACCCCCGCAGAGCCGCAGATGCCAAGTTCTTCCTGGATTTTTATCTGGATGAAGACAGTCAATTGGAATTTGATGAGAATGGCCTGATGCGCGTAGAGAGCGTAGCAACCGGGTTCATGCTCATTCGCCGCCATGTCATTGAAGCCATGATTGCCGCTCACCCTGAGTGGAAGTACAAGGGCGATGGTGACGGCGCAGATGAATACGCCGTGTTTGACTTTGCCATTATTGATGGCGAATACATTGGCGAGGATTACCTGTTCTGCCGCCGCGCCAGAGAGCATGGCTACAAGATCTATTTGGATCCAATGATCAGCCTTCCGCACATTGGCACACAGGAATTCACCCGCAACTTTGAACAAGATGCTCTTCAGCCACTGCTCAAGGAGCATTCTCGGCTGCACTTGAAAGTGGCAAATGGGTAGCCCAGCATGGACACGCAAAGAAGGCAAGAATCCCAGTGGCGGTTTAAACGCCAAGGGTCGAGCCTCTGCAAAGAAACAGGGCATGAACTTGAAGCCTCCTCAACCAGAGGGCGGCAGCAGGCGCGACTCTTTCTGCGCAAGGATGAGTGGAATGAAAAAGAAGCTGACATCCGAAAAGACAGCCAAAGACCCCAATTCGCGGATTAACAAGAGCCTGCGGGCCTGGAATTGCGCTGAAGGCGGCTTTATCAAAGAAGCGGATGGCATAGCAGAGCGTGGCAAAACTCGCGGCAGGTTCATCTGAAATGGAAATCATGGTATGGAACGTCCTACTGACAGCCTTTCTCGGGTTTCTTGGCTGGGCGCTAAAAGAGAAATCGGACGAAATCAATCGTCTGCAAATCTTAATCAACAAGACCAGAGAAGAGATTGCCAAGGAGTATGTGACAAGGCAAGATGTTCACAACGACATCAACAGGATCATGGATCGGCTGGACAGGCTGGAAAGCAAAATTGATGCGTATATGAAGGAGCAACGAAGTGCCCTCACATAGCGCCAAGCAACACAAATTCATGGAGGCGGTGGCCCACAATCCATCGTTCGCCAAGAAAGCAGGAGTCCCACAGTCCGTGGGAAAAGATTTTTCAAACGCCGACAAAGGCAAAACATTCTCAAGAGGTGGTGATATGAAAGAATCCAAAGCAATGGTCGGCAAAGAGATGGCCTTCATGAAGAAAAAGAAGGCTCCTGCTTCCATGATCAAACATGAAAAAGCTGAAATGATGGGCATGAAAAAAGGCGGCGCAGCCAAGAAAATGGCTGGCGGCGGGATGCCAATGGTGATGAAAGACGGCAAAAAAATTCCAGCTTTTGCTGCTGATGGCGAAGGCAAAATGAAAGCAGGCGGCGCAGCCAAGAAAATGATGGGTGGCGGCATGGCCTACGCTAAAGGCGGTTCTGCTTCATCTCGCGCTGATGGTATTGCTCAAAGAGGCAAAACCAAAGGCAAGATGCTCAACAAGGGCGGCATGCCCTGCTAAGGAGTTTTAAATGAAAAAGATGAAGCGTTATGCTGGCCCGGAAGATGGGAGCATGGTTGAGGGTGATAGTAATGAGGGCATGAAAGAAGCTTACGACTACGACAGAGCTATGAGAATGGCTGAAGTAGATTCTGAAAGTGACTATTCACCGAAGCCAGAAATTACTGTGTTTAATGAAAAAACTGGTTCAACAGGTGGCGGTAAAACCACCGCATCTAAACCTGCATCCAAACCTGCGCCTAAAGCGGCCCCAATTGGGCCTGATAAGATGGCTAGGCTGCTTGATAAGATGCAGCTTGATAAGATGCAAAAGGCTGAAGCTAACCCACCAACCAAAGCAAACGCTGCAAAGATGGATGAAGCTGCTGCTGAGATGAAGCGGGAGTCCAATCGTGGGGTTGGAAAATCTACTTCCAAGGCAGAAGAGCCGTCTAAATCCTCGGGGACGTATAAGGGGTTTGATGGCAAGATACACAAGAAGTCCGAATCTAGCGGGCCTGATATTGGTGGGGCGATTGGTCGTGGGATTTCTGGTTTATTTAGCTCTATCCGTGAGAGGGGCAAGAAATCAAACCCTGACGCATACGCCAAAGGTGGCTCAGTTTCGTCCGCTTCCTCAAGAGGTGATGGTATTGCTCAGCGGGGCAAAACTCGCGGGAAGATGTGCTGATGATTTCCAGCCGTGGCATGGGGGCCATAGACCCATCAAAGATGCCCAAAGGCAAGCGTAAGGCTCGCCGGGATGACACCGACTTCACGGAATATGCTGAAGGCGGCAGTGTGAATGCGGCTGGAAACTATACAAAGCCAACGCTTCGCAAGCGGATTGTGTCTCAGGTAAAGGCTGCGGCCACTCAAGGTACGGGCGCTGGCAAGTGGTCAGCCCGTAAAGCACAACTTGTCGCCAAGAAATACAAGGCGGCTGGAGGAGGTTATCGTGATTAAAAGACATATGGACGATTGCGCCGTGATGGAAGATGGCCCTTGCACTTGTGGCACGGACGAAATTTTAGAAGAGTTGGCACTTGAAGATGCTGGTTTGACCGCTGAAGATTTTGAATGAAAGCGCCACAGACTTCTTTGAAAAACTGGGGTGACCAGAAATGGCGCACCAAGTCGGGGAAGCCTTCGTCAAAAACAGGTGAGCGTTACTTACCTGAAGCTGCAATCAAAGCTTTGTCTCCTGCCGAATATGCTGCTACTACCCGCGCAAAACGTGCGGGGAAAGCGGCGGGTAAGCAGTTTGTAGCCCAGCCAAAGAGCATTGCAAAGAAAACAGCAGGGTTTAGATAATGGCATACACATCCGGTGCAACCACATTTGATCCAGATCTGACAGAGATCGTGGAAGAGGCTTTTGAACGAGCCGGGAGAGAGTTGCGTTCTGGATATGACCTGCGCACAGCGCGGCGCAGTTTAAACATCATGTTTGCCGATTGGGCAAATCGTGGCATCAACATGTGGACGATTGACACTGGCATGATCACTCTCCAGCAGGGTGTAAACACATATGCCTTGCCAAACGACACCGTGGATCTGTTGGAGCATGTGATCCGCACCCAGGCAAACAATGCCGCTACGCAGTCTGATCTGACGATCACCCGCATTAGTGTTTCTACTTATGCCACGATTCCCAACAAGATCACCCAGGCCCGTCCAATACAGGTTTGGATTCAGCGCATGGATGGTCAGATCAACTCCATCAATGCCACTACAACGGCATCAATGAGCGCAACGGCAACCAGCGTTGCTATTACTGATGTGACCCAGCTTCCAGCGGCAGGCTTCATCCAGTTGGACAATGAAGTGATCAGCTATGGCTACATTGTCCAGAATGACAATGCCATCAGCGGAACGCTGAATAACTGCGGCAGGGGCCAGCAAAATACCATTGCAGTGACTCATAACTCTGCAACTGCGGTGTATTGGACAAAACCTCCGGCAGTGACCGTGTGGCCCACCCCTGATGGCTCACAGACATATCAGTTTGTCTATTGGCGCTTGCGCCGCACCCAGGATGCTGGTGGCGGTGTAAACGTGATGGATGTGCCTTTCCGCTTCTATCCCTGCATGATCGCAGGGTTGGCCTACTACATTGCCCAGAAGATCCCTGAAGGAACTCCTCGGCTGGATATGCTCAAAGCCACCTACGATGAGGCATGGCAACTTGCCGCCTACGAGGATCACGAAAAGGCCGCAGTTCGATTTGTACCCCGTCAGAGCTTTATTGCCAGCGGGAGTGCCTGATGGGCAATAGGTTTTCTTCTGGAAAATTCAGCATTGCTGAGTGTGACCGTTGCGGTCAACGCTATAAGCTTTCACAGCTTCGCATGGAAGTTGTCAAAACCAAAACCTATCAGCTAAAGGTGTGCCCGGAGTGCTGGACACCAGATCAACCTCAATTGCAATTGGGTATGTACCCAGTTGATGACCCGCAGGCCGTGAGACAGCCCCGTCCAGACCTGACATATGTCACCGCTGGTTTAAACGGATTGCAGGATAATGTCACAGGTTTTGGAGGCTACCCAACGGGTGGCTCCAGGGATATTCAGTGGGGTTGGAGACCAGTAGGTGGATCTAGCTTTTTTGATGTAGCACTCACGCCAAACTACTTGGTTGGAACGACAAGTGTTGGTACAGTCACAGTCAGTGTAACTTAGGAGCGAATATGGACAAGAAGCAAGTCAAGGCAATTGCCGACACCGAAGCCAAAAAGGCTGTTAAAGGCCATGAAGGTCGCATGCATGCAAAAGGCATGAAGGCCGGTGGCCCCACCAGCATGGATCGCAAGATGTATGGGAAGAACCTTTCCCGTGCAATGAACCAGAAATCTGGGAGCAAATAATGGGCAAATTTAGCAAAAAAGTAATGGGCAAAGAGGTTGGTGATGCCAGCACCTATGCCGTGCCCCACACCATGGACGGCAAACCGATGCGTATTTCCAAAACCCCCGCCAGTGGGCCAAACCTCAGTCGCGCAGATGAGGTCACCATGTCGGTAGGCAATATCAGCAAAGCTGCCCGTGAAACTAAAACCAGCGGCATTAAGATGCGTGGCACTGGCGCAGCCACCAAAGGCGTGATGTCCAGAGGCCCGATGGGTTGATACAGCCATGGCACTGACATATGCTCAGCTTGTAGTCGCGGTCAGCGATTATTGTGAAAACACGTTCAATACAACGGACATGAACACAATGATCAAGCAAGCTGAACAGCGTATATACAACACGGTTCAGATTGCAAACCTGCGCAAGAATGTGACGGGAACGATCACATCTGGCAACAAGTATCTGTCATGCCCGGATGATTTCTTGTCTGTGTATTCGATTGCCGTTTATCCAAACGGCGGTGGCGCTTACACGTTTCTCTTGAACAAGGATGTGAACTTCATTCGTGAGGCATATCCAAATCCAACAGATTCAGGCACTCCCAAGCATTACGCCATCTTTGGCCCTCAGTCCACGAACGTCAATGAACTGTCGTTCATTCTTGGCCCAACACCTGATGCAACTTATGGCACTGAGTTGCATTATTACTATTACCCAGAATCCATCGTGACTGCATTAACCACATGGTTGGGCGATAACTTTGATTCTGCGTTGCTGTATGGAACCTTGTGTGAAGCTTACACCTACATGAAGGGTGAGGCTGATATGGTTGCGCTGGTCAACCAGCGTTATGTTCAAGCGATTGCTCTGCTCAAGAACCTGGGTGACGGCAAACAGCGCATGGATGCTTATCGTGACGGTCAGACTAGGATCCCCGTATCGTGAGCATTGTTCAAACACAGACCACCAGCTTTAAGGCTCAGCTTTATCAGGGCATCCACGATCTGACCACTGATGTGATCAAGATCGCCTTGTATACAGCCAATGCCAATTTAAACGAGGACACAACGGTGTATACCTCAGCCGCCGAAGTGGTGGCTACAGGCACTTATGTGGCTGGTGGAGCAACGATGACCGGCATCACGGTCAGCACATCTGGCTACACGGCCTATGTAAACTTTGCCAATGTATCTTGGACGGGTGTAATCACGGCCCGGTGTGCTTTGATCTACAACTCAAGCGTAAAGGCGGGGTTGAGTGGCAGGTCAATAGCTGTGCTGGACTTTGGGTCTGACAAAACATCGGCCACCACGTTCTTAATCACGATGCCAGCCAACACATCAACCACAGCATTGATCAGGAGTTCAAATTGATAGTCACAACCACCAAGGGCGAAATGGATGATTCTTTGCTTGAGAAGCGAGAAGGAACCGTGGACAATGACAATGAACAAACCACTTGGGTTGAATATTGGTTAGAAGGTGAGTTAGTTCACCGTTCTGCCCATGTGACTCTGAAAAAAATGCCGGTTTTTGCCGGTGCTGAAGCCGCATCATTAGGTTAAAGGAAACATCATGGCAAACACACAATCAATGACCACTTCGTTTATGGGTGAGTTTCTGACTGCAACACACAACTTTGGCACTGCTCCCACACGGGGCACTAGTGCTACTGACACGTTTAAAGCGGCGCTGTATCTAACTTCAGCCACCTACAATGCCGCAACTACGGCATATTCCGCTACTGGGGAGGTGTCAGGTACTGGGTATACAGCGGGTGGAGTAACCGTAACGGCTGCAACTCCTCCTACGGCAACCAATAGTTCTGCAACCGCTGGCGTAGCTTTCTTCACTCCTTCGGCCTCAATTACCTACACTACGGTGACTTTGACCACGGCTTTTGATGCGGTGTTGATCTATAACTCAACACAAAGCAACAAGGCGGTCAGTGTTCACACCTTTGGTTCCCAGACGATTACGGCTGGAACCTTCACCCTGACGATGCCCTCCAACACGACTTCGACTGCTCTGTTGCGCTTGGCTACCACCTAAGGGGGTAGGCCATGTCTCTTGGGTGGGGTGATGGCACATGGGGGAGTAACGGATGGGGCGGTACTCTTGACCTCACAGGAAATGCTGCCACAGGTGCAGTCGGGACAGTCACGGTTGCAGATAGGCTTATTGCCCTCACCGGGGTGTCATCCGCTGGCGCAGTTGGGGCAATGGCTCCCAGCATCTCAGAGGGTGAAGACGGCGACATTGCTTTTGGTGAGGTCGGCAGTGTAGGGGTAGCCCTATCAGTTGCCCTGACGGGCGTTTCTGCGGCTGGAGCAGTTGGAACTGTTGTACATAGCAAAGATGTTGTCCTGACGGGCAATCTAGCCTCTGGCGCTGTTGGTAATGTGGCGCTAGGGGCACGATCTCTGGCTTTGACAGGTAATGAGGCATCTGGGGCCGTTGGCACTGTAATCCCAGAACGCAGTCAAGCCCTGACCGGGGTTTCAGCAAGCGGGGCAGTGGGCACTGTGGGGCTATCTGCATCTGTGGGGATCACAGGTGTGACGGCTCAAGGCGAGGTGTCTCAGGTCATTGTTCCACTCAGTCCACTGACCGCTACAGGGCAAGTGGGTACAGTTGTCAAAGAGGTGTCTATCGCCCTCACGGGTGTAAACGCATCAGGCTCCGTTGGGACGATGTCGGTGGCCGCAAGGATACTGGCCCTGACAGGTGTAAACGCAAGAGGATCGGTGGGGGATGTGATCGCCGTCTATTGGAAGCCTATAGATGACACACAGACCCCTTCGTGGCAAAATATCAGCAACCCGCAGACACCCGGCTGGGGAGATGTATCAGATATACAGACTCCAGCCTGGGAAGAAGTCGTAACTTGAGGTTTAAACATGACTACAGCATATACATCACTCTTGGGCTTGGCCCTCCCTGTCACGGGAGAACTGAGCGGGACATGGGGCGATACAGTCAACAACAGCATCACATCGTTGATAGAATCTGCAATCGCCGGGACAACAACTCTCTCCACGGACGCAGATGTAACCCTGTCTAACCTGGATGGGACAGCAGACACATCCCGACAGGCCATTTTGCTTTGGACGGCAGGCGGGACGGTGACCCGTACCGTCATAGCCCCGGCACTTTCCAAGATCTATACGGTCATCAATGCAAGTTCCAGCACCCAATCCATCAAAGTTACAGGCCCAGGCCCAACCACGGGCGTGACGATTATTAAGGGTGAGGCGGCAATGATCGCCTGGAACGGGTCTGACTTTGTAAAGGTCAGCAACACAGGCGGGTCGTTCACAACCCAAGACCTGACAGTGACCGGGAACACCATCCTGGGTGATGCAATAACCGACACAACAACCCTTAACGCCCAGACAAGGTTTCAGTCTCGGGCAATCTTGGGTTATGCCAATATGACGGGGCCAGCGGGTGTTGGAAGTCTGTCAACTACTGCGCCAGCTTTCCTGTACAGCGGTGCAACCACCTACACCGTGTCAGATACATCTGGCGGCACACAAGCATTTGCACCTGTAATAAGCTTGGATCAGGCAACCATTACCAACGCAACAACGACCACAATTTACACCAACGCAGCAACCCTATACATTGCAGGCGCTCCAAACCGAACCGGGCTTGTCACCTTCACCAACTCATATGCCTTGTATGTGGCCGCTGGTGCTTCGTATTTGGGGGGAACGCTGAATGCTACGGGCGTTGCAACATTCTCCGCTGGAACAGCAGCAGCCCCTGCTATCACCACTACAGGCGACACCAACACAGGTATCTTCTTCCCTGCTGCTGACACCATTGCTTTTACTGAAGGCGGTGCGGAGGCGGCAAGGTTTGATAGCTCTGGTAACTTGCTTGTTGGCAATACGACATCTTATGCAGGTAAATTTCAATCGTGGGGTGCGGTAACTGCTAATGCAGCAACACCAAATCTTGTGGCAATTGACAATACACCAATGGTTTCTGGTGTTGGTGGTGAATTGGCTTTTATTGGTCAATATCAAGTTGGTGACTATGCTTACTTTGGTAGCATCAGAGGCATTAAAGAAAACGGAACAAGTGGTAACACAGCTTGTGCGTTAACTTTTTTTACAAGACCAACTGCTACTGCGCCAGTTGAGCGTATGCGCCTCGACTCCAGCGGTAACGTTGGTATTGGGACAACTACACCTAATGCAAGTTATCGTTTAGATATTGCTGGCAATTCGGGAATTAGAGTGTCTGGAGGTACAGTAGGAAGCATAGCAATACGCAGTGCATCGGGATATTCTAATTTTGTAAATTTTAATGAAAACACTGTTGCTGATAGAGGAGTAATTGGGTTTGGTGCTGGTAGCGGTAGTATGCAATTTAGAGTTAATGGCGCATACGATTTAACTACCGGAACCCAAGCAATGACGCTTACCTCGGCGGGAAAACTTGGAATTGGTATTGCAACCCCATCTTTTGCAGTGGAAATTCAAGGGTCTGTAGGTACTTTTAGTGATGCCACTAGAAATTTGGCACTGCTTGATACTCAAACTTCTGGTACTGGTGTTGGCGGTGGTATTGCTTTTGGTGGTTATTACAATGGCACAACAGATTATGTAAGCGACTTTGCAGGCATTCAAGGTTTTAAAGAAAATGGAACAGCAGGTAACTATGCGGGTGCATTAAAATTTACAACAAGGATAAATGGTGGTAATCCAACAGAACGGATGCGCCTCGACTCCAGCGGTAACTTGGGTATTGGGACTACTTCGCCAACAAGAAAACTTGATGTTGCAACTGCTGGAACTTCTTACATTCGAGCAAGTAATACAACCAATTCTGTCAATGTAGATATGTATGCCGCTACAGCAGTCGGGGGATTTGGGACTCAATCTAATCATCCTCTTGATTTTTTTACAAACAACACAGATCGTGTGCGTATCGACACCAGCGGTAACTTGCTGGTGGGGATAACCTCAATAAATAGACTTGGCAGTGGCGCTACGGGCCCTGCATTTCAATTAGCCACTTCAACTGGTGCAGAAGTTTATTTATCTACTTCCGCAACTGCGTCAAGTGAGTTTGTTGGTGCTATTAATTTTGGAACAACAGGAACTTCATCTGCTACTAAACGAAGTGCGCTTATAGGTTCAATTCTTACAGCAACATCTAGTTCAGTGGTAAGTGGCAATATTGTATTTTATACAAATAATGCTGGCACTCTTGCAGAACGCATGCAGATCGACTCCAGCGGTAACTTGGGTATTGGTACTACAAGTCCAAGCTCTAGATTAGAAATTGTTGGTGTAAATCCAAAATTAACTATCAATGCAAATGACTCTGTAAATGGAAGAAACGCCACATTAAGTTTAATTCAGGGGCAGAGCGCAGACCCTAGCGGTACTTGCCAAATTATGTATGGCGCAAGTAACTCTACAACAGCGGGAACACTGACTTTTGTTGAGGGTGATGGTACGACAGAACGGATGCGCCTTGACACCAGCGGTAACTTGCTGGTGGGGGCGACTAGTTCAGCAACGTCAGATACAGTAGCAGGTGTTTATTTATTTTCCGGTGGGGTTGTTCAATCTACGAGAACATCTGCCGCCAGTGGTGATTTTGGTCGTTTGGTAGATGATGGAGATATTGTTGTATTTAGGCAAGCAGGCACAGTTGAAGGCTCTATCTCTGTATCAGGAACAACTGTTTCTTACAACGGCGGTCACTTATCTCGTTGGGCGCAAACCACAGCGCCTAAAGATAATGCGTTGGTTAAAGGCACTGTGCTGTCCAACCTTGATGAAATGAACAGCTACACAGACGCAGAAGGAAACCCTGTTGCTAACGAGCAATTAAACAAAGTAAAAGTTTCTGATGTTGAAGGCGATGCAAATGTTGCTGGTGTTTTTGTAAACTGGACTTATGACGAACAACATAGCGTAGATGAAATTAACATGGCAATGACAGGAGACATGATTATTCGAATTGCTCAAGGAACAACTGTTCAACGTGGTGATTTGCTTATGTCTGCCGGAGATGGAACTGCCAAGCCACAAGGTGATGACATTGTGCGCTCCAAGACAGTTGCCAAAGTCACATCAACCCACGTTACCTGCACATACCCTGATGGCTCATTCTGTGTGCCATGTGTGCTGATGGCTTGCTAAAAGGACTAACATGATTCAAATTGATGGCAAAACAGTTGACTTGACCAATCCTCAAACATGGGGTGATTCAATCCAAATAAAGCCAAACGGGTTTATTGAGCAACACAAAGATGGTGTTACAACCCGTGTCGAAAATCCAGAACCATTAAAGGAGTAAACCATGTCAACAATCGTTTGGAACATCAGCGCAGTTTAAAAATGAACCACACCCCCGTTGATCTGTATCACCAAGCGTATGCTCACCTTCATTCGGGTGACTATGCCACGGGGTTTCGTTTGTTTGAGTACCGCTGGCATCCAGATGCGATTGCAACGCTTGATGAGCCTTTTGAGAAGTACACCCCATCTCCAGTGTGGAAGGGTGAGCCGCTTCAAGGAAAGTCAATCGTTGTCCAAATGGAAATGGGCTATGGTGACTGCATCCAATTCATGCGTTTCTTGCCCATCCTGAAGGTTTTGGGAGCAAGTAAGCTGGTGGTGCTGTCTACCCTGCCATTGGCTTATTTGTACGCTCAAATCCCCTGTATCGATCACATTACCAACAACGAAAAAGAAGGCGTGTCCCAAGAGTGTGATTACTGGATTGGCTCGATGAGCCTTCCATTCATTGCTTTGCACTGCCCTGCTCCTGTTCGTGCGCTGTTCCCAATAACTCAAAACAAGGTCATTGGAAGCGAGGGGTATCTGGATGCCAAGCCAAGCCAGATACTTCCTTTTGTTGGCGTGAACTGGGGCGCTTCAAGGCGTTACCTGCACGGGATCAAAAGCACGACTCCAGAGCGCATGATGGAGCTTGTGGGCAAGAACGCATACAGCCTAAACCCAGAAGAGGATGGCCCGTTCATTAAGTTACCCGACAACGGCTGGAAAAAAGATTGGCAGAAGACAGCAGAACACATGAAGTCCATGAAAGCTGTTGTCACGGTGGACACTGGAACGGCGCACATGGCTGGCGCTTTGGGCGTGAAATGTATCGTGCTGTTGCCAGAAGACGATTATGTCTGCTGGAGATGGAGGAATGCTGTTTGGTATGACTCAGTGATTGCCCTGAGACAGCATGAATGGAATCGTGTACCTAAACTTTTAAAGGAAATTTGATATGGCAAACACTTACACTTGGGCAATCGCTTACATGGATACCAAGCCTTCTGACGATGGCCTGACTGATGTGGTGATCTCTTGTCAATGGAATTGCAGTGCAACCACTGGCGGCGATACACCAACCAATGCGTCAAGCTATGGGTATGCCCACTTTGGCCCACCCAGCACCCAAGACTTCACCGCTTACTCCAACTTGACGCAAGATCAAGTATTGGGATGGGTGTGGGCATCTGGAGTAGATCAAGCCGCCGTTGAAGCTGGCTTGGACTCACAAATTGAGCAGATGCTGAACCCTCCGTCAGTGATTCTTCCCAACCCTTGGGCATAATAGATGAGGGCAACCCGCTGGCCCTGACAGCGGTAACTATGGAGCAACTTATGAACGACAAGAAAATTGAATTGACATTGGGCCTTGTGAACGCCGTCATGCAGTATTTGGGTACACGCCCTTATGCTGAAGTGGCTGACATGATCCAAGCTATTCGTGAGCAAGCTATCCCTCAAGTGCCAATGCCTGAAGAGGCTAAGTCTGCGGAGCAGCCATTGATCCAATAACCGCATTTGCCCTGTGCAAAGGGGCATATGAAGGCATAAAGGGCTGTATTGAAGAAGATGCCAGAAGAGAAGCCGAACCCAGATGACACCTTGAGCAAAGTGCTGGCCTATGTGGACAGCCCATTCAAGCTAATCGCCATCCTGGTGATGGGGGTGGTAACGTTTACAGGGTATTTTCTTTGGCAGAACCAAGAATTGTTGGTGGGGGCATACCGGGAGA